TGAACGGCGCGAAGATTTACGCACCGCGGCAGACTTGCAAGAAGCTGAGATGAAGCATCAAGAAGAAGTCGATAAGAGCCTGATTGATCTCACAAAGATTGCACGCGAGGCGCGAGAAGAGTAAATATGCCAAAGGTTGGTAAAAAACATTATCCCTATACAGCTAAGGGGAAAGCGGCAGCAACAGCCGCGGCCAAGCGTCAGGGCAAAAAGGTTTCTTACGGTAAGAAGAAAAAGGGTAAGACATGAAGGATTGGAATAAAGAACTGACTGATTATCCCAAACCTGGGAAACAGCCTGAGGGGGTAAAGGTCGAGCCGATGAAAGCTTCCACTAAAGGGCTGGCTCAGGCCAAGACGGTTGAAGCCGGTACGGTGCTTCCAGGCGGCGGCAAAGAGACTAAGGTGAAAGGTAAAGGCGCTGCCACCAAAGGATTGATGTTTTATCGGTATATTTCGTAGCGTATGGATTTTATTCGATTTTCGGAGCACCTGTTGAAACGGGTCCGAGAAAGACAGGAGGTATTGAAGACGACTTTGGCATCAGGAAATGCCCAAGACTTTGATCAATATCGTTTTATGGTCGGCCAAATTTCAGGGCTTAGTTTTGCCGAAAGAGAAATCGTAGCCCTGAACGCGGAAACGGAAGAAAATGACTGAATCTGTTCCAGAACGTGTCCTTAATTTTGGGGAGGGGAGCACCTTTGTAGAAGAAGATGCCATCACTCCTGACAATTTAGAGGATCACGCAAGTAAATTGCCCCGGCCTACGGGGTACAGGATATTAATCCTGCCATTCAAGCCACATGCCACTACTAAAGGTGGGATTATGCTTGCCAAGCAGACGATGGAAAAAGAACAATTGGCCACGATTGTGGGTTTAGTTGTTTCTTTAGGCCCCGATGCTTATAAAAACTCGGACAAATTTGCCGAAGGCCCTTGGTGTCAAGAGGGTGATTGGGTAATATTTGGCCGCTACGCGGGAGCAAGGTTTCGCATTGAAGGAGGCGATATGCGCCTTTTAAACGATGATGAGATTCTTGCTGTCATTGATGATCCAGAAGAAATTCTGCACGGATAACATGGGGATCCGCCATGCCTAGTGAAAGTATTGAATTAGAACTGCCGGAAGAAGAGGTGGACATCCATGAAGCCGATGTGCTTCAGGAGTCTCCTGCAAACCGCAATGTTGTCGCGGTTACACAGAAAGAGTCCACCACGGAAGACGGACCGGAACCTACTGAGCTCGATGAGTACAGTGAGAAAGTTAAAAAACGTATCGATAGGCTCACCTATCAGATGCGTGAAGCCGAGAGGCAGCGTGATGAAGCCGTAGACTTTGCTCAACGGATTCAGACTCAGAATTCAACGCTCCAAACCCGCTTGAAGTCTTCGGACGGCTCGTTGGTTAAAGAATACGATAACCGAGTTAATTCTGAATTAGCTCGGGCTAAGACTGCGTTGAAGGATGCTCAAGAGCTCGGGGACAGTGAAGCTATTGCTCAAGCAACAGAAGCTATAGCGCGTTCTGCAACTGAATCCGAAAATGTAAAACGACTGCAAGCGCAGCAAGTACGGACTCGACGTACCAATGCACGGACTCCCCGTGTTGCAGCACAGCAGCAGCCGCAAGCGCAGCAAGCGCCTCCGCCTGATCCGAGAGCACAAGATTGGGCAGAACAGAATGATTGGTTTGGAACCGACCAAGCAATGACGTATGCCGCCTTCGGTATTCACCGAGATCTGGTTGAAGAGGGTCAAGACCCTACCAGTGATGGGTATTACACCGAAGTAGACAAACGTATCCGGGAATATTTCCCGCAGAAGTTTGGTCAAACTGAAAACGTGCAGCAGCGAGTCGCTGGTTCCAGCAGAGGAACTGGTGGTAAGCGTGCTACACGCTCCGTAAAACTTACTCCTTCTCAGGTTGCCATAGCAAAACGCTTAGGTGTGCCTTTAGAGGACTATGCACGTCATGTGGAAAATTAGGAGTTAAATATGTCAGATCGTGACTCCAGATCTGCCGATTCACGAGAGAAAAGCTCTCGCCGTAAACCATGGCAACCGCCATCTATGTTAGACGCCCCCCAAGCACCTCCAGGATATGCACATCGCTGGATTCGTGCTGAAGTCCGAGGTCACGATGACAAAGCGAACATGTCAAAACGTGTTCGTGAAGGATTCGAACTCGTAAGAGCAGAGGAATATCCCGATTTCGAAGCTCCTACGGTTGAGGACGGTAAGCATGCGGGCGTAATAGGTGTAGGCGGCTTGGTACTCGCACGTATTCCTGAAGAAACTGTCGATGAACGCATGGCCTACTTCCAATCTCAAACGGAAGATCAAATGCGCGGCGTAGATAATGACTATTTGCGAGAAAGTAATCCGGCGATGCCGTTGGGCAATAGGGATGTACAACGAACATCAAAGGTAGAATTTGGGGGTCAGGCTCGTCCTGACAATTCTGAAACCTAATTGGCTTAAAAGAGGTTTGTAATGGCAAACACAAATGCGCCGGATGGGTTCACACCTGCATACAGTCTCTATGGAGGGACTATAAATGCAACTCGTCTTGAATTAGCTAGTGCTTATGACACCCTGATATGTAGTGGTGACTTAGTGAAGCTTAATTCCGGGCGGGTAGAACAAGCTGGAGCGACGGATACCCCTGCGGGGGTTTTTTACGGTGTGCAATACACCGCAACAACCGGTGCTGCAATTTGGTCTAATCAGTGGACCGCAGATACGGCAACATTAGGAAGTGCTAACGCTATTGCCTATGTATATACAGATCCTGCGATTGTATATGAGGCACAGTTTACGGGCACACCTACTATAGCTGCTGTGGGTGCGAAACATACTTTATCAACAACTGCGGGCAGTACGCTTAATGGGCGTTCAAAAGAAGGCGTCACGACGACGACTTCTTCGGGAATTGCGTTGTGTGTAGGATTTGTTCAAGATCCTAGCAACTCAATTGGTCAGTATGCGCGAGCATTCTTTACCTTCCCAACTAGCGTCTTCGCGGTTTAAAGGAGAGTTATAAATGGCTATTAACCGAGCGCAACTCGTAAAAGAGCTTGTTCCGGGCCTGCATGCTCTCTTTGGACTTGAGTATGATAGGTACCCTAATGAGCATGAGGACATCTTCGATACGGAAAACTCGGAACGAGCGTACGAAGAAGAAGTCATGCTCACGGGCTTTGGTGAAGCTCCAGTGAAAGCGGAAGGCACCGCGGTCGTTTACGACACGGCGCAAGAAGCTTGGACGGCACGATATGTCAACGAGACTATCGCAATGGCGTTTTCTCTAACCGAGGAAGCTATTGAGGATAATCTGTATGACACGTTGTCTTCCCGGTATACCCGCGCACTGGCACGATCCATGGTCCAAACGAAGCAAATCAAGGGAGCAAACATATTAAATAATGCGTTTGCCTCTGGGCTTGGTGGTGATGGTGTCTACCTTTGTAGTGCATCTCACCCCACTGTTGGCAACGTTAATCTCAGTAATCTTCTCAGCACGGCTGCGGATTTGAATGAGACCTCGTTGGAACAGTCTTTGATTGATATTGCAGGCTTTAAGGATGAGCGAGGACTGAGAATTAATGCTCAGGCCACGCGCATGATTATTCCGTCTGCACTGCAATTCGTTGCAGATCGTCTCTTGGAATCCCCCGGTCGTCCTGGAACGGCGGATAACGACATTAACGCTACACGGAACATGGGAATGGTTCCGCAGGGTTATGCCGTTAACCACTTTCTCACGGATACCGATGCGTGGTTCTTGAAGACGGATGTACCCGATGGTCTGAAGCATTTCGTTCGCACGGCTGTGTCTACGAATATGGAAGGTGACTTCGAAACCGGAAATGTTCGTTACAAAGCTCGTGAACGGTACAGCTTTGGCTGGAGCGATTGGAGAGGAATCTTCGGTACTCCTGGGGCATAATGGGAAAAAGGGTGGTCTGCGAAGATCACCCTCTTTTTCAGATTCTGGGAAAAACAGCCCTAGCGACTGACCCAGCAGACGCTTACGAAGACTCTAGGGCAAATCCTTTCGTAAGGAGGATCTCTTGGTGGTTTCATCAGCGCAGGCTCGACGAGTTTCGTTAGCTTGACGGCGAACACCACCCTCACGGCGGCTGCTCATGCAGGCAAGATATTGCTTTGTAATGATGCGGATGGCGTATTCACGCTGCCTAGCATTGTGACAACCACTCCCGGTGATTCTACGGATCCGGGTCAGCTCAATAACGTGGGAATGTCCTTTACCTTTGTTGTCGTGACGGCGGCGACGGATATGGACATTAAGACCGATGGCACCGACAAGTTTCTTGGTATGGTGTATACCGGGATTACCACGGCGGCTACAGGCAAGACGTGGGTTTCTGCGGCTTCTAACGATGTCATTACGCAAAACGGTACCACCCTAGGCGGTGTCGCTGGGAGTTATGTTCGTATAACGGCAATTGCTAGTGCGCAGTATTTTGTTGAAGGAATGTTGCTTGGTTCTGGAACGATTGCCACACCGTTTGCTGACGCATAAGGAGTAGGCTATGGCTGATGCTGTAACAAGTACTACCATTATTGATGGTACGCATAGGGCCGTAATTCAGCTTACAAACTTGAGTGACGGTACTGGAGAAGCGGCAGTTCAAAAAATTGAAGTGGCCGCATTAAATTCTCGTGCAGATGGGACGGCGTGTAATGGAGTGTTTATTGACAAGATTCATCACTCTGTTGTGGGGTTTACTCAGGTTCAGTTGTTGTGGGAGGCGACCACCAATACGATAGCTATTGCTTTGGCCCAAGACAGTAACGGGCATATGGACTTTAGTGAGTTTGGAGGTATTCAAAATACGTCAGGTTCCGGGAAAAGCGGTGACATTATGCTGACTACTATTGGTGCTTCGAACCTTGATAGCTATGTGATTATTCTTGATTTGCTGAAGCATTACGGCTGATTTATGGCTACATCCGGGACGCGAACGTTTAGTCTTGATGCGGCCACGGCGATTGAAG